TATGGACATCCAACCACAAACAAGAACAGATAATAACAGGAACAATCGATTATTTCACCAAAACAGATTTAGATCCAATGGTTGATAACATTCAGGATGCTTTAAACAATGTCGAGAACCTAGGATGGAATTTAGATGCCGTCCTATATGAAGATGAAACCGGTCTTATTCATTTTTCATGGAATTGGGAGATCGCATGAGATACCGATTCAAAGGCATGAAGGAATATGTCGAGAAGCTGAAAAGGATCTCTAATCCCTACAATACGGAAATGTGCATTGAAATTGCCGTAGACAAAGGGTCGAAAGTTGTTGCTGAATACACTTTGAGGGAATTAGAAGCCATGCCTGTCGATAACAGACCTTATGTAAAAGATGGAATGAGAAAGGGTGTTACCCAAAAGGTTAAAAACGAACTGATTAAATCATTCGGTGTTACTCCGTTGGCAAACTATAACGGATTTATCAATAAAAAGACAGGTGTTGATTACGGCTATAACGGTGTCGCAACAAGGAAATATCCAAAAGGGCAACCAAACATTGTCATTGCAAGATCCTTGGAAAAAGGTACATCGTTTATGCCTAAAAACCCTGTTTTTTCTAGGGCATCTCGCAAGGCTAGAAAACCATGTCTTGAAGAAATGGAAAGAAGTCTTAACGAGAGCATTGAAGCAATATGCTTAAACAATTTAAGAAGGAGTCGAGTTAAATAATGGCTAATGGAAAAGTAATCACAGGCTATTCAAGACCGTTTGTTGCTCTGTATAACAACAATGAAGGCACAGTCACTTACACTTCCGGTATGCCTTTAGCGAGAGGTGTAGATGTTTCTGTTGAAGCCGAAACCGGCGATGCAGTCAACTTCTACGCTGACAACGTAATGGCTGAATCCGTTGGTGGTGTCTTCACCGGTGCTACCATCACGATGACCGTTGACGGCTTAAAGGACGCTGCAAGAAAACTCATCATGGGTCTTCCTAATGCTGAACAGATTTCTGTTGGTAGCGGTGGTGATAGCAGACAGGTTGACATCTATACATATGATGACAGACAGAACATTCCTAACGTAGGTATCGGTTTTGTCATTCGTTATATGGAAAGTGGTGTTACTTCGTATCAGCCGGTTGTCTTCACAAAAGCATCATTCTCTGTTGATGGTTTAGATGCTGCTACTCAAGAAGAGGAAATCGAGTTCCAAACTACAGAACTTGAAGCATCCTTAATGAGAGATGATTCTGAACATCATGCATGGAGAAAGATCGGTGCTGAACAGACAAGCGAAGCTGATGCCGTTGCGGTTGTCAAAGCGTTACTGAACATCACAGGAGCATAAAATGATTATAAATGGGAGAGAAATCAAGTTTTTACGTACAGTAAAAGCAACAGCCGACATTGCTAAACTTTGTCCTGATGGAAACATCGAGAAATTAAATGAACTGTTTAGCGGTGACCTGTCTACAACATTGGAAACAGGTGCAAAAATGATCCATTACCTCAATGAGGGATATGAAATGAACAAGCATTTCATGGATCGCAAATATCAGCCGAATATTATCGGTGTAGATGAAATTCTGTATTTAGATGACCAAACATTCACGGAACTGATGAAGTCAGCAATGGAAGGCTTGGGTGTCGGTGCAGAAACTACCGTTGAGGTAGAAGAACCCAAAAAAAAAGAAAATCCAGGCGAGGTAACAGATTAAACCTATCCTGGTTTCTTTTTTATGGTAGGAAACTTGGCATGAGCAAGGAAGAGATCCTATGTACACCAATCGGTGAAATGTTGGATATGCTTTCTTGCCTTGCCATTTATGAAGGTGGTGCAAAGGAAAAAGCACCAAAAATTGGTATGCAAGAGTTTTTAAAACTTAAATAACACGGAAGGAGTACTATGGCGAAAACACAAATCGGTGCAGTAATAGGCATAGAAGGTGCAAAAGAGTATAACCGAGATATAGCTAACATTGTCCGTGTTACCAAGGAGATGGAGTCTGAAATCAAGGCTACCGAATCCGCATTTAAATCTGAATACAAGACAGTCCAGGATGTAAGAAACCTTAAAGAAAAACTACAGACTGCGATTGGCGGCTATACACAGAAATTATCGCTCCAAAAAGATGCACAAAAAGAGATGAATACTCAATTAGACATTGAGGAAAGAAGATCTCGTTTGTTGCCTGAACGTATTGAGAGACTAACACGTGCCGGTGATGAATACAAGGAAAGCCTTGAAGCGGTAAAAAAGGAATATGCAGAAAACCAAGAAAAAATAGAACGTTTGACCACATCCACGGTCAACATGGAAACTGCAATCAACCAAACCCAAACGGAATTAAACAATCTTAATAACCGAATGGATGATCTTCCGGCTGATAATTTCACCGGTAAACTTAAATTAATAAAAGAAAACATTGAAAAGAACGATTCTGCTTTGAAATTTTGGGCAGATACGCTGACAGACATCGGCAACAAGATGACAATGGCATTTACTGTGCCGATTGTCGGTGGTTTTACCGCAAGTGTCAAAGCAGCAACGGATTGGGAATCATCTTTAAACGGTGTTCGTAAAACAACGGACATGGATAAGGATTCTCTCAACCAATTAGCAACAGAGTTAAAGGAACAAGCCTTAACCACAACGTATTCATCTAACGAATTGGCAAACCTCGCACAGATTGCCGGTCAGTTAGGTGTTAGAGGTGTAAACGAACTATCTAATTTTGTCGGTATTGTATCAGATTTGGGTATCGCAACCGATCTGTCAGCAGAGGATGCTGCAACCGCATTAGCAAGGATCTTCAACATCACAGAAGGCGGTGTGAGAAGTGACAACCTTGATAAATTGTCCAAGATTGGCGATGTCATAGTCCATTTAGGTAATAACATGGCTACTACAGAGCCTGAAATCGTTGCTATGGCAAACAGAATGGCATCTGCCGGTCACTCTGCCGGTCTTGCTACTACAGATGTCTTTGCCTTGTCAGCAGCTTTGACCTCTGTCGGTATCACGGCAGAAGCCGGTGGATCTACAGTAGGACAAGTATTAAAGACAATCCAAAAGGATGTTGCCGAATGGTCTTCTACAGGCGAGGGCGATATGTTGAGGTTAGCCGACATCTCCGGTATGAGTGCAGAGAAATTTGCCGAAACATGGAGAAACGAACCGATCAAGGCATTTGAAGCATTCGTAACCGGTTTAGGAAACCTCAAAGAGGGCGATGATGACCTTGTCCTTATCCTTGATGATTTGGATATGGCGGGTATAAGGCAATCAAATATGTTGCAAGCCTTGGCAGCCGCCCAGGAAGAGGGAACAGATACAACACAATTGTTCACAAGAGCATTGGAGTTGACCGATCAAGCCTATAAAGGTGTCAACGAGGACGGTGAAACCTTTAGTGCTTTGCAGCAAGAAGCCAATGTCCGTAAGGAAGAGAGCAAAACATCGTTTGAAAACCTTGCCGAAGCCGTCAATCAGCTAGGACAAGCCTTTGGCGAGGTTTTATTGCCGGTGGTAATCCCTATTGTAGAAGGTCTAACCAATATGATTACGGCATTCGCCAACATGGATCAGCCGACAAAAACGCTTATCGTAACGCTTTTGGGTTTACTCGCTGCTGCCGGTCCGCTTTTGACTACAGTAGGCACAGGATTAACTTTATTCAACAATTTGAGCATCGCAGCTACCACTTTGGGAACTACCACAAGTGCTTTACTGTTAGGTATGGGCAAGTGGGTTTTAATCGGTGCTGCGGTTGTCCTTGCTATTAGTGGCATTGTAGCAGCTATCAATTGGTTAAGAGATCATTCAGAACAGATTGTGGCATTTTGGCAAGGTGCAAGCGAAGGTTTCCAAATGATTTGGGAAGTTGTCAAGTTTGCATTTGAAGAAGGTGTCAACTTAATCGGTGAAAAATTCAACCAATTCAAGGCATGGGTCGAAGAATTAAGGAATAAAGTCGATAACGGCTTTAGAAACATGGTTCAGGGAGTCAAAGACAAGCTGAACAACATGAAAACT